ATCGTTACTTCTTTGAACGAATGTCTCGTCAGAAATCTGATGACGAGATCAAACAATACTTCCTGGCAAATTTTGTAGAATGTGATGATCCCTCTAAACTATGGATCGGTGAAATTATTGAGTCAGGGGAACAGAATTATTCTAACTGGTTAAAGAGATCCCAAAGTCTTTACTATATGTTCAAGACTGAGGCTGAGGTCTTTGTGCATAAAGACACTTTTGAAGATCTCTTTGCTGTCAGGGGTTCATCGCACCCAGAAATTCTTAAAAAGTATCTACAAAATGCAATATCCATAGAAACCTTTGTTATAATGGATATGATTCTAATGTTTTCAAAGAACTTTGATAAGAAACTTCTAGATCCAGTGTGGGAATCCGTCAGTTTACGCATCAAGAAATACAAATCTTTCCTAAATATTGATAAAGAAAAGTATACGCAGACACTAAAGGAGATCGTATTGTGAGTGGATTTTTCCAATCCGAGATTGTAAGAGAATCCATCAAGGAGATGGAAGAACTTCAACAACAAATTATGGAAGATACCTTCAAAGCTCCTATGATGAGTAAAGAAGAAAAAAAAGATCATGTTGAATTGATGAGAACTTTTCTTGAGAAACAAAAGAACTTATACTTTCGTCTCTCACTTTCCGATGACTCAGAAGCATTGGAAATGAAACAAAGAATCCAAGATGCTGCTGAGTTCCTTGGATTTGAAGGAAACAATGTCAATGAGTTATTCTCCGAGATGGAAGAAACTCTGGATCGTCTAGATAAAATCGCAGATATGTAAGATGACATACCACTACAAAATCACCTCATCATATTGTTATCACAATGGTGAGATTGTAGACATGTTTTTTATAAATGGAATTCCTTTTACGTTTGATGACATCCCATTGATCATGCAACATGATCCATACGTTCAATGCGAAGCAAACGATAATTATTCTTATACAACGGATGACATGTACCGTTGGTCAAACTACCTGATTGATGAAGAGTGTCATCCACTTTTGTTCGAACTTGAACTGGCAAATCCAGAGGAAATGCCAAAAGACTAGGGCTTGACATCCCTTCTTGCACCTTGTAAGATAAAGTCGTCCCAAAGGCCAAATCCCAACAAATACGGAGAAATACAAATGTCTTTTGCTGATCTCAAGAAACAGTCCCGTGCTGGTTCACTGACTGAAAAACTGATCAAGAAAGTAGAAAAACTGAATAGTGGTGAAGGTGGTGCTGATGATCGCTTCTGGAAACCCGAAGTCGATAAGGCTGGTAACGGTTATGCAGTGATCCGATTCCTTCCTGCGCCTGAAGGATGTGAACTTCCCTGGGCACAAGTCTGGAGCCATGCGTTCCAAGGCCCTGGTGGTTGGTATATCGAAAACTCTCTGACCACGATGGGTCAGAAGGATCCCGTGTCCGAACACAATCGTGTTCTGTGGAACAGTGGTTCTGATCGTGATAAGGAGACTGCTCGTAAACAGAAACGTAAACTGTCTTACTACGCAAACATCTACGTTGTTGCTGATCCTGCACACCCCGAGAACGAGGGTCGTGTGTTCCTGTACAAGTTCGGTAAGAAGATCTTTGACAAGATCACCGAAGCGATGCAACCTCAGTTTGCAGATGAAGAAGCCATCAACCCCTTTGACTTCTGGGCTGGTGCAAACTTCAAACTGAAGATTCGCAAGGTTGAAGGTTACTGGAACTATGATAAGTCCGAGTTCGATCGTGTCGAACCTCTGATGGAAGATGATGAGAAACTGGAGAAGATCTATAATAACCTGAACAATCTCAATGAGTTCAGTGACGCTAAGAACTTCAAGACCTATGAGGAACTGAAGAAGCGTCTAGACTACGTTCTGGGAGTCCGTGGCACGCCTAAGACTCAAGACCCTGAAGTAGTCGAAGAAGAACAACAATGGGAAGCCGAACGTCGTGGAGACTACTCTGAGAAGCGTTCTGCTCCTTCCTTCGAGATCTCTAAACCTGCTGCTCGTGTTGAGGAAGATGATGAGGATGCAGATGATGCACTGAGTTACTTCCAACGACTCGCAGAGTCCTGATCCAAAATCGGGGTTAAATTACAAAAAACCCCGAAAAAATTTCCCTGGCAATTTTAGTTGCCAGGGATTTTTTTATACTCCAGTGAGTTTAGAGTTATAAGTACCCTTATTCTTGTTATTCTTTCTATAAGAAGAAGTAGAATATTTCATCATATCCTTAAGATCCTTCAAGATTACTGGTATAAACTCTGGTTTTGGTAGTATAATCAATCTCTTGACATCATTTTGTTGGATTTCATATTCATAGTTGGATATTGGTCTTGCAATCTGACTTCCAACTGCTGTTCTTAGATTAGTTCCATCCAAATATTCAAATTCATCGGTTATTTTCTCTTCCCAATCAGTTCCACTCCATTTCCAAGTTTTATCTGCTTGAGAGTATAGATCACCAACTTCAACGTTTACTGTTTCTTCTTGGTTTCCTATGAAAGTTATGGTTGGAATCTGATAATAGTTCTTACCTGGGTCAATAAGGGTAACCCCAGTAATAGCACCATTGGACAAACTTGCAATTCCCAATGCATTTCTATAATAAGGTGCAGTAGTTATTCCAACAGAAGGAATAGTGGTATAACCAAAACCTGCATTTGTTAGGTTGATTCCAGTAACTACTCCACCAGAGAGACTTGCAGTTGCAGTTGCTTGAACTGCTGGATATGGTGCGGTTATACTTACATTTGGTGCAATAGTATATCCTAGTCCAGGGTTTGTTATTTCAATGTTTTCAATAGTTCCATATTCATTCAGTTCTGCGTATCCAAGTGCTCTTACATTTACGGAATATTGGAAGATCTTATCCGCATTTCCTCCACTTATGAACAATGCAGTAATATCATTGTTAATGTAAACGTCGGATGGGTTTGGAATTCTATCTCCAACATATGCATTATTAACGTAACTTAGAGTACTCAAGTCCCAAGCACTATCCATATTAAATTCATAGATACTGGCATTTGTTACTCCAGTTGCAAACAGTTTTGTTGCATTTTGATTGAAGGAGAAACCTAGGATTTGGTTATCACCAGTTGGAGTTTCGATACTATATGAGTCAACATAGATTTTTGTTGTTATATTCCAAGGAGTAGCCAAATAGTATTCTTCGATAGAATCTGGACTATTTGCATTCAGAATATACATTCTAGTTCCATCATTCTTAAGTCTAACTCCACCAGGAGCAGTCAAAGGCATCTGGTTTACATAGACTGCTGTTGTTAAATCCCATGCAGTTCCAAGAGAATAGTATGCAACAAATACTGATCCACTCTTTCCTCCAGTAACATACATTCTAAATCCATCTGGAGAGAACTCTAAACCACTACAGTATGAGAACAGAGATGTAACATTTATACCATACTCTTGAGTTAGAGTAGTAATTTCCCATGGTGTTGATAGATTAAAACCTCTAATTAGTGAAGTTCCTATTCCACTGGTAGTATAAACTTTTCTACCATCACTTCTGAAGTACATTCCGTCCAATGCGGATCCAACAGAGATTGGAGATTCGTTCTTATATGATGCGCCTCCAACAAAGTTACGTGGTAGATCAAATACAACTTCTGGTGCTGTTACTCCATATCCAATACCACCTTCTTCGAGATAGATTGTCTTTACAAGGTCACTCTCGATTCCACTTCCTAGTCCGCAAGTAGCAATACCCTGAACAGATATTGGTGGTGCCTCGATGGTTATCTCTGGTTGAACAACGTATCCACCGCCACCGATGAGTCCAGTAACTCCACTAACGTAGAAACTCTGAATACCAACAGTTGCAGATGCATCAGAAGTTAATGCGGGTGCTCCAATGACAACTAAAGGAGTTTCTGTATATCCTCTTCCTGGTTCTGTTACAGTTATTGATGCAAGAGTATCCTCAAATCCCTGCGCTGTACTTAAACCTGCCGTTGCTACACCAGTGATTGGATTCAAGTAAATTGGTGGGAATGTGATTCCTGGTGGGAGACTATCCTGTTTTTCGAACTCTGGTGCATCATAAAATGCTTTATCTACAATCAAATTACCTGGGACAACTATTCTGCCAAAAGAATCTTTTAGTTCAATTGTTTCGTAATATCTAATCTCTGCAAGTTTCTCTTCAGAACCATATTTTTTGAGGAGATACTCTGGTAATTGTGCGCTAGAAAGAGGCCAATCTTCATTTACATTGATAATATTATTTGCAATTAGGACTACCCAATCCAGTTCTGGATCCTGATATACTTTTCTTGCAACCTCTTCTGGTCTTTCTCCATCTTCAATGTTATAATACTCAAACTGTGTTATAGACTGAGCAACATCATTTCTAAGTTTTGGTCTTCTGAAAAGATTCTTTGCAACCGTTGTTTCATCATTAGATTTCGCATTAGGAAATCTATTTGTGTAATCTACGTTTGGAAACTCTGAAAAATATGCCATTTCTTAGTACCCCACTGAATCGTCTGGAACAGATCTTAATGTTTGACTTCTACTCGAAGAAACCCTTCTTTGATAATCATTTTCGTAGATTGGTTCTAGTTCTGCGAACTGTAACATAAGAGTTGTTGAAACTGGTTGACCATCTTCAAAAGCCATCCATTGTCTATCTGGAGTATAGTCAGTAGTTATTTGAGTCAAGGCACAAGTTTTAAATCTACTGACTCCTGTTATTTCTTGGTTTCCAGTTGTCAAAAATTCTATTGAAAAGACATCTGGAGTTCCGAGGAATAACGAAGCACTTCCTGCTCCACCTCGTACTTTTTTAGGTGAAGAAACTTGTTTGAAAAATCTGATGATTTTTCTGATCATTGCCGCTTCAGTTCTACTTCTTGCAGTCATTCTATAAGCAACAGAAAATGTTCTAAGACTAGGTCCTTGGAATAGTAATTCTGTATTTTGATTACTGACTATTCCTGCACCTCTCGCAAGAATAGTTTCTGCATCAACACCAAATCCAAGGAAATTTGTTATCTTATCAACAAGTCCTGCACCTATTAATGCTGATCCACCTGGATCACCTCCAATTGTCCTCAAAGCCTCTGCATATTCTTTCATTTGTGCGGCAGTTTGTGCTCCACCCATTCCACCTAAAGCTCCACCAAGCAAAGTAGCTAAAACTGTCAATGGATTTATACTGTTATTTCCATACTTACTTGCAACAGCAGCATTAAAAGTATTTAAATTTCCCTGTCCCCAAGAAACTGCTTTAACATCTTGTATTCCTGCAGGCATTGGTAAGAATACTGTGCCAATTGCTTGTTCTATTCTATCATTTCCTCTCTGCAATCCAGATGTAAGAGATGATTGATAGTTATTTCGAGTTAATAATCCTTGGTTTACTGGAACATATCTGTGGGCACTAATTTTAATTAAATCTTGTTTACCTACTGGCAAATCTTCTGGATATTTCATTGATCCACGAAATAGGGTTTCTGAATTTGCAGAATCCCATAATGCATTGTTGTTTACAGCATATGTACTTATAGTTTTAAAAGGTTGCGTTAATGTATTAGTTCCATTTCCTTGTCCAGAATTTCCATTACTATTTGGATTCGCCTGTGGATTTGCAGTATTTTGTCCAGGACCTCCTGTTGCATTTGGTTGTGCATAAGGAGGAAGTTGAGCACCATTAGCAGTTCCTCCAGCACTTTGCCATGCTGTATAAACTGATGTCTTTATTTCTTCGTGTATTGCGTTTGCAGTTGAAGTTGGAAGTTGCAGTTGATTACCAGTTGGAGTAAAACTTCCATCACGATAAATTGGTTCAGTTCCTGCTGGTGCATTGGATCTTATTAGTTGAACCGCTCCATTAGTAGGATCATATTGCAAATCATATGAAACTCCATCTATTATTTGTGTACCACTGCTGACTGTTTGATATGCCACTTAAGATTTGCTCCAGGCTTTATGATTCGGGAAAGGTTGTCCTCTATCATCAACAAATTTCTCAGTGGGTAATAATGCAACGGAGGGCCAATCTTTTTCTGGAACTCTTAAGAATCCCCCACTAACTCCAGAAAAGAAGTAACGATGAATAGTATTTCGAGGTATACCTATGGTATTGCCATTATTTATCAGACCTTTTGTAACTCCTTCTCTTACTTTACGATTTAAGTAGTGTAAATTTGTACCAATAAAGTATCCTTGACGATAATTTACCTCTGTAATATAAGTCAGTGGTTGTGTATCAAAGAATTTAAGTCCTGGAGTTTGTGCTCCATAGATATAAAAATATAACCTACCGACTTCTATTCCACCCGTATCAATTTCGTCTATATTAAACTGTTCAAGTTCACCAAGATATTGTCTGAGTTGACCAGTATACCAGTCACTCTTTACATTTTTTCCTTTCGTCTGTTTAATTAGATCGTATCCAAAACCCTCCCCAGGTTGGAATATGCCGTCGAAACTCATACTCCCAGATCCTCTTCTGTCATGATCTTGAACTCATAGTTACGATCTGCACAGTATTCTTTAGCAGCTTCCCACTTTGCTTGGTTGACAACCCAAGTCTGAACTTTATATGCCCATGCTTTTGTTCTTCTTTTGGGGTTTTGTTCTGGCATTACCACTTGATTTTTGGGTTTGATTTCAATCACCATGACTCTTGTTTTGCCAGCTTTGTCTTTATACTTAACAAAGAAATCTGGAAAGTATCTGTGAATTCTATTATCAAGAGGAGAACGATATGGAATCCAGAACTCTTCAGATTGCCATTGGTTTACACTCTCATTTAAATCACAATATCTCATAAATTTACGTTCCCAAAGAGAACGATAGATGATATTGGTTGGGTCACCTTTATATTTCTTTGGGTTTTCTGGTTTATATCTTCCCTTATAACTCATATACATAGTATAGATCCTTAAAAAATATTTATAAATGTCGGAGAACTTGTCCGCTAATTTTAGGGTAGACCCGATCTACCTTAGAATGACACAACCTAGACAAACTAGTGACAATAGATCCTCCTTGCCTAGTGTCCAGGATTTGTTTGGACAACTGTCACAGACAAGTCAGTTCAAGGTATCTTTATTTTTTAATGGGACTGGTGGTGGAACTTCATCTGGTGGTAATGGTGTAAATAATCATCTAAGAGACTGTGGTCTTTTAGATAACCTTGATTCGATGAAGTATGACTTCATGTGTTATAGTGCCACTCTACCAGGAAGCAATCTTGGAGTAACAGAAGAAACTGGTAGTAGACAGGGATTGGTCGAGAAGTTTGCTGTAGTAAGACAATTTCCAGATCTAACCCTAGAGTTTTATGTTGACTCTGAGTATGGAATCATTCGTGTTTTTGAGGAGTGGATGCATTATATAAATCCACTATACAATGGAACGTCTGGTGTTGCTTATGATGGAAGTCGTGCGGGAAGTACTGGAAGAGTATCCGCACTCGAAACAAATAATTACTATAGAATGAGATATCCAGAAGATTATAAGAGAAGTATTGCTGTCACAAAGTTTGAAAGAAATATTATTGTAGATAATCAAAATGTCGATAGATCTTTTGCAGAAACTCCATCGATGTTGACATATAATTTTGTGAATGCTTTCCCAACACAACTAACTGCATTACCAGTTTCTTACGAAGGAAGTACGATAACAAAAACATCTGTAACTTTTGCATACGATAGATACGTTGTTCAGAAACATACAAGTACAACAGCATCTAGTGGAACTCCACTACAAATTGCTGCAGGTCAGTTAATAAACGTTATTAGACCTCAGTAACACCCTATAAATAATTTCATCTGATCTTGTTATTTTAAATGCCATTACCAAAGATTTCGACGCCAACTTATGAACTTGAGTTGCCTTCTACAGGAAAAACTATTAAATACAGACCATTTTTAGTTAAGGAAGAAAAGGTTCTCATTCTTGCTCTAGAGAGTCAAGATGTGAAACAAATTACTCTTGCAATTAAATCAGTTCTTAAGGACTGTATTCAAACAAGAGGTGTAAAAATTGAAGAACTTCCTTCATTTGATATTGAATATATTTTCTTGAACGTTCGTGGTAAATCAGTTGGTGAAGCAATTGATTTGGTTGTAACCTGTTCTGACGACGGTGAAACAACCGTTCCTGCGAAAGTATTCGTTGATGAGATCAAAGTTCAGAAAGATAAAGATCATACGACTGAGATTAGACTGGATGATTCAATCGTTATTAGAATGAAGTATCCATCATTGGAACAGTTCATCAAAAATAACTTTGATTTCTCTTCTGATGAATCGGTATCAACTATTGAAAAATCTTTTGATATCATTGCTTCCTGTATTGAATCAATCTTCTCTGGTGAAGAAGCGTGGGCTGCTTCAGATTGCACGAAGAAAGAGTTGATCGAGTTTATTGAAAGTATGAATTCCGATCAGTTTAAGAGAATTGAAAAGTTCTTTGAAACCATGCCTAAACTTTCACATACCTTCGAAGTTGTGAATCCAAAGACTAAAGTTAAGAATACTGTAACTCTGGAGGGATTAACGAGTTTTTTCGGCTAGTCATGGCTCATATTGATCTTGAGTCATATTTCAGAATAAACTTCGCTCTCATGCAGTTCCATAAATATTCTTTGACTGAGATTGAAAATTTAATGCCTTGGGAAAGGGATATTTACCTTGCCTTATTGAAACAACATATTGAAGAAGAAAACCTAAAGGCACAACAAGCAGCAGCAAATCGTGGCAATTAGTTCCCCACTTAATCCTGGAGCAATCGCTTCAGAAAGATCACCTAGAGTAACTAGAGAATCTGCTCAGAATTTTATTTCTGGTGGTTCTCCTTTAGGATCTTCTGTGGTCGCAAATGCTGCGAACAAAATTGTTGGTTTCCAAAGAGGTACTGCTGGTGTTGCTCCTAAGGTTCCAGATCTAGGATCGATCATTAAAACACTCTCTACGAATATTCTCAATAATGTAGAGAGTAGAGTACAATCGATCAATCAGAATGTAAATCAGTTCGTATCTGAAAGAGTAAAAGATTACGGAGATTCTTTCAGACAAAGAGTTCAGAATATTGATGCTGCGACTCCAAGTAAGATACTGCAAAACTTCTTAGGGTTATACAAGAATGCCCTAGATTACATTCGATTTTTTGCAGATCCAAGAAACGTAAAGAGACTTGGCGATAATTTAAAGTCTCTACAACTTGTTTTCAATGAGTCTTTCCAAGTTGCAGTTCAAATAAGAAAGACTATTACAAGAATTATTAACCAGTTAGCAAGTTTACCAACTGCAAACGCTGGTGGCGGTGGATTGAACATTGATGTTAGAGTTCCTGGTGGAGGACTAAAGAAGAGTGCTCCTCGTGGTCTCATGAGGATGATGAGACGCCGCCCTGGAATGATGTTAGGTGGTGCTGCTCTTGCTGGTGGTGGTGCTGCAATGGCAACAAGTGCTCTTGCAAAAGTCGGTCAAGACGTTGAAGCACAACAAACACAAACAGACTCTGGACTAACTGGTCCTATCATTGACAAGTTCAGTGCAGTATTAGATAGATTCAACGACGTTTTACAGTCACTTTCCAATAGAAAACAACAAACTCCCAGTGGTTCTGGAAGCGGTGGAGGTGGTACAACTCCTCCACCAAAAGATGACAAAAAAGGTTCTGGTCCTAGTGCTGCAGGTCCTGCAAACTTTAGTGGATCGGAAAGTTCAGAAAAAGCTTTTAATTATTTTATAAGTCAAGGATATACAAAAGAACAATCTGCAGCAATAGTTGGAAATCTGTTGCAAGAAAACCGTGCAATGGATCCCACTCTTAAGAATTCAATAGACCACACAGGAATTGCACAATGGGATCCAAAACATAGATATCCAAAAATGGTGGAGTTTGCGAAATCCAAGGGATTGGATCCAAACACACTTGAAGCGCAACTTCAATTTGTAGAACAAGAATTACAGACTGGTTCTGGGGGATTATCAAAAGCAAGATTACAAGGAACTAAGAGTTTAGAAGAAGCAACTCTCTTAGTAAGAAAACAATATTTGAGACCTGGTGAAGCAGAAGCCATGGATTCAAATAGACTCTCTTTTGCACAAGGAGTCTTATCCAAATATGGTGATAAAGTAACTGCAAAACCAGGACAACAAGGAGTTCCAGGTAAAACTGGAGCCCCTGGAGTTGATGGCACACCAGGAGTATCTGCCGTTCCAACAGTTAGTGCTTCTAACGCACAACAACAACTAACACAAGATGTTGCACAAAAGGTTTCTCAACCAGTAATTCCAGTGCAAACTGCTCCAAGTGTGAATGTTTTACCTGTTGGTGGACAAGATCAACCGCCTGTTCAGGCAACTACTTCTGAAACTGGAAGTCCAAGAACTTCAACACAAGTTCCGTTCTACACTTCGAGTAATGACCATAACTTCCTCACATTATATTCAAAAATGGTCTATAACATCGTTGACGCATAATGAGTATAACTTCTTCCCTCCTATCCGCATCAAATAATATTGTTCGTTCTAATCGTTCTGCTCCCAGAATGAGGAAGACGAAGAATGAGTTTGCATCTTTCCTTAATTTTATGGATGTTCAGACTTCTACATTGAAGTCTCAGAAATTCAACCAGAGAAAATTAAAGAAAGCACTAAATGCAAATGTATCTTCTAGTTTTGGTAGAAGTGGTAATTTATTGAGTGGTCTTGCAAGTGGTGCTCTTGATGCTGCATCATTTGTTGGAGAGTTTTTTGGTCAAAATAGAAAAGTAAAACCAAATGTTAAGGCTGGAAAACCAATTCCTAAAGGACCTAAAATAAGATTTGGTGGAATGAGAGCATTAGGAATTGCAAATGCTCTATTTGCTGGATTAGATTTTGCAACAGGATTACAGGAAGGAGAAAGTGTCGGTAAAGCTGCTGCGGGTGCTGGCGGTGCTCTTGCTGGATCTATGTTGGGTGGTGCTATTGGTCAGGCTCTGATTCCCGTTCCTGGTCTTGGTTTTTTTGTTGGTCAGGCAGTCGGTGGAATGGCTGGTGGATGGTTAGGAGATCGTGCATATGAAGGTGTTACTGGAGAAGGTAGTTCAGAACAAAAAACTACTGAGAAATTAAGAGCAGAAGCGAAGAAACAAAAGGAAAAGTCTGTTAGTTATTCTTCTGCTGGTTTTGGAGAAGTTGTTGATAAATTTGAAAGTGTTGTCTATAAATTTGAAAGTGTAGTTGCTCAGGGATTCTTTGGACGACTTTCGAAAGATTCGGATGTTTCCGAAACTGATAGTGAAATCATGGAGACTGATCAGTATGGAGATAGAGATACTACTACAAGCACTATGGAGGGAAAATTTCAAAGTCTTGAAGCTTCTGGTGGGTCATTACCAAGTTCTAAAGTTGGGTCATCTTATGGAATGAGAAGACATCCCGTATATGGGGGCGAAAGAATGCATAATGGCAATGACTACCCTATGCCAACTGGAACTCCTGTTAGTGTAATTCAACCAGGAAAAGTTGCAAATGCTGGATTTGTGGACAATGGATATGGAAATCAAGTAAAAGTAGATCATCCTGGTGGGATGAGTAGTTTCTATGCACACCTAAGTTCTGTTAATGTTTCTGCTGGACAAGATATAACTCCTGGTACTGTTATCGGAAAAGTTGGATCTACAGGAACATCAACAGGACCGCATCTACATTTTGAAGTTGACGCTAACGGAAAGAGTCAAGTAGATCCAACTCCATATCAAGATCAAATTTTTAGATTTGGTGGAAATATAAAAGTAAAACCAAAAGTAGAATCCAAAACAAAACCTGCCGGTGTTCCACCATCGGGAGAGTCAAATCAACCTACAAATCTGAGTGAACAAATTGCTGCTCTAGAAAAAGAGAAATCCACTCTACAAGAAGAGTCAACTGCTGCAGAAAACTGGATGATGAACACTAAGTTTGGAGATAAGTCTCAACTTAGTGTATCCAGAGTTGGAACACTTGTTCGTGGTAGAAATGCATTCCAACAAGGTGAAGACAAGTTCTATGATCCTTCTGGACAGTTTGTTCAGGGTGGATTTGATGAATATCGTGCAACTGTTGCTGCAAAATTAAATAAGTTAGAAGCAGACATTGCAAACTTAAAGTCTCAACAGTCTGGTGTTTCTCCTGTGCAGACATCATCGACAGTTCCTCAAGGATCTGATATTGCACAGTCTTCACGCAAGATAGAACAATATCCTTCTTATGCAGTACAAGGACAAACGATTACATTCATTCCAATGCAGGGTAAATCTCAACCTGCACAGGTTTCATCTAATTCATACGGAGAATCTCAACAACCACAGATGTCTGGTGGAGTATCTCAATCTGCGGTGGTAAATAGTTTATTGAAGACCATCTTATTAACTAATCTTTCGGGCACATAAGAAATGTCAAATTATATAAAACAATTAAGATTCAACCAGGTAGAAATATTAGATAATGATGGTGCTAAGAGGTTAGATTTAACTAACCAACTAGTTGGTGCAGATTATTTCGAGGATATATTATCTCCATGCGTAACCATGACCTTGGATATTGTATCCAGTGCTCCGATATTCCATGGATTCCCTATTAGAGGTGGGGAAAAGGTCATCATGGATATTGATACCGCTTCTGGTAACTTCTTACTTGAAGATGAGTATGCAATGTACGTTAATAAGGTAACTGGTTATACTTCTGACGGATCGAAAGAACAATTTAAGTTACATCTAGTCTCTAGAGAAGGAATGACTAATGAGACTGCAAGATGCCAGAAAAAATATGGAAAAGTACCCATTAACCAACACGTTATTGATATCCTAAGAAATGATCTAAGAACAACAAAATTTGATGAAACAAATATAGAAAGAACATCTAATTCTTATAGTTTCATAGGAAATCAAAAGAAACCATTTCATATTCTAACTTGGTTATGTCCAAAAGGAATTCCAACCACAGGAAACTCCGGAACTAGAGGTCAAGAAGGTAAAGGAGTTGCTGGATACTTATTCTATGAGAACAGAGATGGTTTTAACTTTAGGAGTATAGACAGATTGGTTTCCGAAACAACATCATCTGGATCTACTAATGTTTTAGCATCATACTCATATAGTTCTGCAACTGAATATAATAATCCAGATGCGGATTTTAATATTATAAACTATTATCTTGAACACAATGTCGATCTTCAAAAGGCATTGAGAGTTGGTATGTATGCAAATAAAACATATTTCTATGATCTATATTCCAACACTCTAAGTTTATACAGTTACTATCTAAAAAACGAAATTCGTGGTAAACTAGGAAGTGAAGATGAACTAACAATTCCTTTTGGATTTGAAGAATCTCCGTCAAGAGTTCTATTCAGAACTTCAGATAGAGGAACTTTAGATCCAAATGATAGTGCAGAAGACTCTGGTAGAGATAATGTGGACATGGCAAAATCCTTCTCCAGATATAATCTGCTCTTCACACAGTCACTAAATATGGTAGTACCATGTAACGTAAACTTAAGAGCTGGTGGAATAATTGAAGCTATATTTCCTGCTGTTTCTGGATCTAATCCAAGATTAGATGAACAACAAAGTGGAAGATATCTCATTAAAGAATTGAGACATCATTTCGAAGGAAATCAAATGGTCACCGCTCTAAAATTGATCAGAGATTCTTACGGACTTACTAATTAAAACCATGGAAAACATCGAACAACACATCGAGGCAGACAAAAAGATCCTTGACGATCCACAGACTTCTCCTCAAGCACGCAGACATACAGAAGAAGAACTTGCTGCACTCGAAGCATATCACCAAAATCACCCAGAAGATCATCACGATCCCACTTCTTTGGAGTTGTATTGTGACATGAACCCAAGTGCTCCAGAGTGTCTAGTATACGACGACTAATAACTAATGATTGAAGAATCTTTACTCAAAACTAATTTCTTAGGAAAAGATGGTTTCGTCTGGTGGATCGGTCAAGTTGCCGATCCAAAATCTTGGCGTGACGATAAATCAAGAGTAGATTCTAATGGTAGTTGGGCTTTTAGATGTAAAGTTAGAATCATCGGATATCATACATTCGATGGTAATATCCTTCCTGATGATGATCTACCATGGGCACATGTCCTTACAAGTGCTTCTGATGGTGCTCCTGGTCAAGGTGGATTTGGTAAACTTCCACAGTTGATTGGAGGAGAATCGGTATTAGGATTCTTCTTAGATGGTGAAGAAGCTCAACAACCAGTTGTTGTTTCTTGTTTCTACAGAAACACTTCGGTACAAAATTTAATCACTCCAGAACTTATTCAACAAGAGAAAAGTTCTCAGTTTAGACCCTTCACTGGTATGCAGGGGTCTTTTTCTGCAAGTTCTACTAGATCAAAGAAAAGAGATACTGCGACAATACAGACTCCACCAACCAATACTGTAGCATCTGGCCCTGCTGTTACATTTGGCGTAGATACATCTGGAGTTATTGGATTAAGTAGTGATTTTTCTCCACTATCCCCAGGTGCAACTGGTTCGGTTTGGAATAACTCTGCTACTGTATCAGACCGATTATTCTATGATGATCAATCATCTCTTGCATTTTTAAAAGCATTCTCTGATGCAGGTGATGTAAAAAACGATAACGGTTGTCAAAGTAATTTCCTTGCAGATATTCAGTCTGCACTGCAAGGTTTCATGAAATTTATAAATGGATTGGAACAAACCGCATTAGGTTTCATTGATCCAGTTCGAAATCTTGTAGTTGATGTAAACCAAAAGATCAAAAAGGTAGCTAGACTTATCTTGTCTGCCATGAAATTCATTATGAATGGCATGAGAGACAACATTATTAAACTAATAGGTTGTTTATTCAGAGCATTTGCACCAACAACTCCTCTACCACAGTGGTTACAAATCTCTGAAGCTGCCAGAAATGTTATTGATCTAATTTTCTGTATTTTCGAGAATATTTTTGGAGATCTTCTCGATTTCATTATTGCAATGTTGGAAGGTCTTATTGGTAAATCAAACAATCTTCCAAGATGTGCTGCTGAAGAAATGGCAGCAAGTCTCATTGAAAAACTAGCAGATCTTGTGGAAGATGGATTATCAACCGTTATTTCTGGTATTGATTGGTTAACGGGTGGACTAGGACAGATCACCAGTTATATCAGAGGTGCAGTAAACTACCTACAACAAATTCTAAGTTTCCTAGATTGTGATCAACTAAAGTGTAAACCACAGAAAGTATGGGATCCTTTCAAAGGATTACAGTTCCCAAGTACAGATGAATGGGCAACAACTCTGAATAACATTGATATTCTTGCTGGTTTGGGTGGAGATGTTGATGAGTGGACTGGACTATTATCAATGTATGGTTCTGCATCTACACCATTTAGGGATTGTAGAGAGAGAATAGTCAACCCAACAACTCAAGAGGATATGACTCCAATGCCTCCTGGAGTTAGATATGGTAGATGCATTCCACCAGAAGTAATTATCAATGGAAATGGAACAGGTGCAAGAGCTATCGCTGTAATTGAACCAAGAAATGGTTCTGTATTGACTATCTCCGTTTTAAATGCTGGTAGAGGATACACACAACCACCATCTATTCAAATTCTTGATAATACAAATTATGGAAGTGGTGCATTTGCTGAAGCAACTATTAATAGACAAGGTAATATTGAATCTATTATAGTTACTTCTCCTGGAAGTGGTTATTGTCAAACCAATTTGAGTTCAATAGGTATAGGAACGACATCACCAACTAGTATTGGAACTACTTCTGGTACTGGTGGTGGAACTGGAATTGGAACTAATATTGGTATCTCTACAACTCCAGTTGGAATTATTACCAACGTTGTTGTAACCTCTCCTGGTGTTGGTTATACAAATGGAGACACTATTAATATTGGACAGTGTACATATTCTCCAATACTGACTAGAAATGGATCTATCATTGGAGTAACTTCTGCAAACTATTGTAGAACTGAGTATACTCAATATCCAGATACCACAATAAATACTAATACTGGACAAGGAGCAGTTCTAAGACCAGTATTACAATACATTCCTCAATATACAATTGATAATCCATCCTTGAGAGTTGGACTGTCAACAAGTGACATTATTATAGTAGACAACTGTTGCGACGATTGCGATTAAAATGGCAGAACAACCAAAAGAGTTTTATGAAAAGAAACCAGGATTTACGGTAAAATCTGGTGTGCCAGATGGTACTGGAAGAATCATTGATTATTCTGTTATAACAGACTTAAATCAAGGGGTGATGTACACTAAAGATGGTATGAAGTTTGATTTATGTAATAAGACTTCTTATGACTTGAGTGGTGAAAAGTGTCAAGAGGGTGAACCTGCTAAGGTAATCAGAGCTGCTAATGGAGATATTGTTATAGAAGCTCTAGATGGAGACATCGTTATAAGAGCAAATAATATCAGATTAGTTGCTGCTGATGGATCTGGTGAAATCACATTAACTTCTGGAAAACAAATCGCAACTAATGCTCCTAAGGTAACTGTAAAGGGAACAAATAGTGACATATTAGCAACTGCTACAGCATCTGTCGCTGGAAACTTTGTGGATAGTGTTGCTGGTGTCTCTGCATCTGGTGGTGTTGTTACCGATATTACTCAGGGATCATTCTTAGGACAAATAATGAAAGTTTTGAAGAAATTTAAAAAATGGTTAGAATGCGGACAAGGAGGATGATCAATGACATTTTCCATTAAACATATCGGGGATAAACTAGTAGTAGGTGCATTAGATACTTCATTTTTAACTGCAACCTCTAGAATTTTCCCAGGAACCGCTGTTCTCAATGGACCAGTTTACATTGGTTTAGTTGGTTCTGCTGGTGTTGCAAGAGCTGCTTGTATGATTGGTCCTCCTATCGGATTGGGAGTGCCTGCATCACTAGAAGTTACTGGTATTTCAAATTTCATCGGTAACATTAATATGACCGGTGTAATTAACAGATATGCCATCACTAATGCCAGTGGTGCAACAATTAAAACTGGTATCAGTGTAAAGAAAGCCCTTGCAACATCCTTAGGGTTGAGTACAAAGGCCGGAATTCAACAAACTGCGGGTGCAAAAGTAATGCAGTCTGTTGGTACTGCAAAACTTATTAAAGCACAGGCAATCATTACGTCTTATATTAAAGCGAATTACGGACAATTTGCTGGAGTTGCTGCACCTTTCAAACAGTTTGATATTCCACACCCAAACAAACCAGGGAAGAGACTGATCCATGCTTGTATTGAAGGCCCAGAGGTTGGTGTTTATCACAGAGGAAAACTTGTTTGCAGTAATGTAATAGAACTACCAGATTACTGGGTAAATCTAATTGATCCAGAAACGATCACTGTCCATCTAACCCCACACGAAACTTATCAGGAACTCTATGTAAAAAACATAGAATGGGGACGAAGAATCAATGTGGTAAATAATGGAGGAGGACCAATAAATTGTAGTTATGTTGTTTATGCTGAAAGAATTGACGTTGAAAAATTACAGATAGAGAAAGATGATATCAACTAATTTTGTTTCCGATCTAAGAGAACAGCTAGAACAAAAAAGAGCAGAAGCTGAGATGATCAGAGATCAGCTTCAACTCTATGATGTTCGTATAGATCAGTATGATGCAATTGTTGAAAATATGGATAGATCCATTCTTCCATTAGTGGATGAGATCAATGTTGCTATAAGTTCAGTAAAAACTGCATATGAGAATAGAATCTCAAATGGATGTAAGACTGACCTAATCTGGGTATTGACTGCTTCAAATACTTTCAACGTTGGACTTACAAGTAGTTACAGTACCTACACATACACTGCTAGAAAGAATTCTGCCGTTCAAATTGATTATAATAAGTACGGCGTAAAATACTATAGAAGACCACAGAACCAAGACTATGGTTCAAATATTGTTGCAGAGTTTGTAGCAAGTGCTGGATATGGTGCAACAAATCTTGCTGTAACTAGTATTGGTGGAACTAATAGTCTCTTATTAGGAGATACTATTACGGATAGTATTGACAACCCACAGTTGTATAGTTCTGCAAATTTACCAGATATTGTTGGTTTCGGAGTCAGTTTAATTACTATCAATTCAGTAGAATTTGGTGGAACAGTTGCCTTTGGATCAACCATCATTATTCACACTGGAGTTGGATCTACAGTTGGTATTAATACTGGTGACTCTATTGAAAAGGCAGGAGTTCTGAATCCAGGAACAACAGTTGTAGGGTTTTCTACGGGAAGTTATACAGTAGAAGTTTGGGATTATGCTAGTGGATCATTCATATCATCTTCAACCAGTGGTCCTGCTCTAGTTGTCAGTTCCTCCGCAACTGGTTCTGCAACGACTACATTTACTGTTGGAATTAAGTCAGAGTATCCATCACTTCTACTCGATCAACCAATTAATGCTGATGCAAATAATGCATTCTTTACAGCAATTAGAACTACTCAATCGGTTCTTAACGACTTTGATTATACAAACAATCCATTAGATCCAGTTACTGTTGCGATCATGGATACATCTCGTGTTGGTCTTGGTCACAGTGCTGTATTAGTAAATAATGGAAGTTCTTCTGGACCTTTCCAATGGGAAGAAGTTCTTGGACCAGAATTTGCTCCAGAACCTTCATGTGGAAATGGGTATGTAACTTACTATAGTGGAACAACTCAGTGGCCTGGGTACATTGAATATACTTACAATACTGGAGGAGTTGCTACTGCAAGTACATTTACATATGCATCTGAAGGTCAATCCGTTACGGTGAGTACCGCAGGTATTGGAACTACTACTAGTACTCCATCGAGATATAGTATTAACTATAGTGGAACAAGTCCAACTAACCCAGGACTTACTGGTTGTGGTGCCTTAGATACTGCAATTACTGCTGCAGAATCCAGTAGAGATGCAATTATTGCAAGAAACCAACCAATAATCACGGATATTCTAAACAAAGCAAGAGTCTTAAGAACTCTAAGAGACAAGTTAGAAAGTGAAGCATTTGCAATGCTTCAAGGTAAAGTTTATGCAGAAGTAGAGATCAATAGACTTACAAATGATATTGCGACTTTAAACGATATTGATTTTAGATCCTTTGAACCAACGACATATAGAAGTGCCAACAGGTTCTCATCCAACACTACTGGAGTTGCAACCAGTTCGTAAATTGTCCACTTGACGAGTCCATAGAGTCCTGGTATTATAAGTACATACCAATCAAATGACCCATGATCACTGACCGCGAAACCATCAAGTCTCTCTGGGAACTGCAAGAAGATGCTGCAGAACATTTCTGTGATGAAAACTTCCCTATGAGTGGTGAACTCTATTGGACTATGGTAGAGTGTTTTGCGATTGCAAAACTTGCAGAAATTCGCGGTGAGGTGACTTCCGATGACGTATGAAGCAACCGTTCAATTCAAGTTTGATGCTACCTATACTCCCACATATGGTAGTGGGTTTGGTTCTACTGTTGTTGATGACTTTATCCCAGAAGAGCATTACCTGATCACTGCTCCTGCTGCTGATCTTAACTCTACTCAGTATTTCAAACTCTTTGAGAAGT